GGTGCACGGTATTGAACGGGATCAACTGCCGCTTGCTGCCACCGACCACGAGGCCGGAGGTACCGCGCTCACCGGCCGGCACGAGGGCGAGTGTGTCGCCGTCCTTTTCCACCTGCACGGTGAGCGTGGTCACGCCCTCCTCCTCAAAAATCCCGAGGCTCGAAATCCGGCCCGGCAGGTATTCCTGCTCGTTGATTGCGGTGGTGAGGCTTGAGACGCTGAACGCGTCATCTTCGAAAATGCCGATGTCGGCCATGGACAGACTCCAGAAATAACAAACCCCGCACTTGGCGGGGTCAGGGATGTTGGGGATCGCCTCAGCGGACGATGATGAATCGCAAGGAAAGCGCCTTTTCGGCGTCAGTATCCAGACCGGTCAAATGAGCATCGCTGACCTCGGCCATGCGTACGATCGCTCTTCCCCGGCGCGTAACGTCAGACTCGCCCAGTGGGCCGAACAAGATGCAGGCGGCGCTTTCGCTACCGTCCTCGGCCGTCGGATCATAGGGGGCAAATTCACCGCTGTCGGTGATCAAGCCCAAGATCTGGCCGGGTTGCAGCGCAGCACCTGCAGCCACGTTGATGGCCTCGCGCGAGATCTGACCATTGCCTTCAGAAAGCAGGAACTCTCCTGCGTGAAACGATTCGGTTTTGATACTCATCGTGTTGCTCCGCTTGCAGATGTTTGCTGTTTACCGTTGTTCCGGCGCGCCGCCCAGATACCGCCTGGGTCAGGCTGTCTGGCGTGTGACTGGATCGGATCCGGATCCAGTGGCAGGCTGTTGTCGATTTCAAATCCGCCCTTGCCCGTGAGCTTGTCGAACAGCCGAGCGCGGACTGCTGGCGGGTCTAGCTCAGCCCGCACGTAGCCCTCGACCAGTTCTGGAAGACGCGCAGCTACGCACAAGTCATTTATCGCCTTGGCATTGGCCAGCGCCGCCTGAACGGTTGCCTCGTCGGCAAGCTTCGTAAGGGCAATCAGTGGCTCGATCAGGTTGCTGATCCCTGCACCGGTGCAGCCTTGGGTGATCATCAATGCAAGGTTGGACGAATCGCTTTCGGTTGTCGGTGCTAGAGGCTCATCCAGCGTGTTGCATTCCATTTGCTGCTCCAGCTGCGCCAGCAAGGCTCTGGGTGCATGCTGGTAGCGATGCAGCGCCGCGCCTTCACCGATGCAAGCTTTCACCTCGATACCGTTGCCTATCTCGTCGGCCAAACCGAGTTCGACGGCTTCGGTCGCGGTCAGCCAGGTCTCAGCGTTAACCAGGCGTCGTAGTTCGGCGTCAGCGATACCGGGCGCCTTGGTTTTGTAGGCCGCGATGATGGCTTCAAGCGTCTGATCCAGGACATCGGCCACGCGGCGGAAATCGTCGGCATCACCGCTGGAGTACGTCCAGGGGTTGTGAATCATCAACATCGCGCTGGCCGCGATGACGACCCGATGCGCGCCGCATACCGCAACGCTGGCGGCACTGGCAGCCAAAGCGTCCACACGGGCGGTACAACGCTCGCCAAGTCGTGACAGTGCGTTGTGCATCGCCAACCCGTCGAACAGATCGCCCCCGACGCTGTTGAACGCCACGAGAATAGGTGATGTCCCATCGTCGAGCGCCCGAAGGTCCTGCACGAACTGACTGGCCGTAATGCCCCAGCCACCGATCTCGCCGTAGACATAGACCTCGATCATCGGTTGCTCTGCCTCGCTGCTGGCCCGCACGTGGTACCAGCTTTTTGCCGAGACAGGCACGGGCTTGCCAGCGCTGTCGTAGATGCGCGGCGGCGTCTTTTTGTTCATCATTGTTCCTTGTCGTCCGTGGATTCGAACGTGTTGAGGGTTCTGTAATTGAGCCCCAGCGATTGAGCGCGGTTCTGGTCTGCAGCGTTCTCGGCGTCTACCGTCTCGGCGTCGTATCCGGTTCGCAGGACCATCTCGCTGCGTGAGCCAAAGCCCGCGTTCACTTCAAGCATGCGGGACTGCACGTCCTGCACCGGGTGGATGTAGGCCCAGCCTTGCGGAACCCAGCGCGTGCGCAGGTATTCACGCCGACGTTGTGCGTAGTCCGGCAACGTGAGCGCGCCCGACAGAATCGCCATGTCCATCCATGCCGCACGGACCGGCCGGCACAACTGGTGGACGTAGACGCTGAACTGCAGTTGCTCAAGGCGCCGACGGAATTCGTTGAGCACAACGCGCAGTGCGCGGTCGTTCACATCCCGCATGTCCCCGGTGAGAATTTCGTAGGGCGTGCCACTGCCTGCTGCGGCCGCCATCAGTTGCTGCCGCATGAAGTCGGGGTAGTGATTTCCGGCATCGGGCGGCTTGGAGAATTGGACCTCCTCTCCCGGCCCCAGCTCTTGCATCGTGCCGGGCTCCAGCGCGACCATCGGCGTGAAGCCGTCCGCGTCGGTACTCAGCAACTGGCCGGTCACCGGATCACGCGGAACTTGCCCCGAGTCGGGTGCAGGTCGGCTGATGAATCCCGCGAACAGGTTCGCCACCTCCTGCCGAAACAGCACCGCATCGTCGTAATTGTCCAGGCTGCGCAGGCGCTTGAGTACCGGTGATAGCCTGGGCAAACCGCGCAGTTGTCCAGGTTCAACCGGTTCGAAAATGTGCAGCACCTGACTGGCCGGAACGCGCACCAGTTGGTTGTAGCCACCGGTCATGCCCGCGCATTCGCGAGGGTGTGAGCGATACATCCAGAACGCCGCACGCTTGCCGGATGGCTCAAACTCGATTCCGGCACGGATGGAGTTGCCGTTGCTGGTCGTCTCGAATTTGTCGTGCGGGACGAACTCTGGCGCAAGGACTTGTAACTGGAGAGGAACGGCCAAACCCTCATCAAGGCTTCGCGGCCTTAGCCTGATGAAGCATTCGCCTGCCGTTTCGACGGTGCGCGCAATCAATGCTTGCTGTCCGTAAAAGTCGGTGAGCCCGTCCGCGTCTGATTCTTCGCTCCAGTCCTCCCAGAGCACCTGCAGCAGTGCGCGGAGCTCTGGGTCATCCGTTTTCGGCCTGGGGTTTATTCCCGTGCCGATGAGGTTGCTGACGCGCTTGTCTATCGCGTTGTAAGCGTAAGGGTCATTGCGCACGGCGGCGCGGGAGCGACTGCGAAGGTTACGCAGTGCAGGCATCATCAGGGTGTTTGCGCTGCCGTCCGGAGCGTTCCAGCTGGCTGAGCGACGGCCCTCCCCGGCGCCGTCGTAGCTGGCCTTGATGCGCTCCGGCAACAGGAAGCCGTTACGGGTAAGCGTCGGGTAACGTGCCATCAGAGCCCCTTGCCGCTGTGGTACATCCGGAAGACCCGCGAGCGCGGTTTACCGCTGCTCGCCAGCGAGGTGCGAATCTCTTCGCGGGCCTTGAGCAGCTCATCGACGGTGCGGTATTCAACGGTACGGTCGGTGTAGCGCACGGTTTTCTCGCCGCGAGCGATGGCCGCCTCGACGGCTTCGAGGTGTTTGGGGGTGAAAGACATGGGGAAATTCCACTTAAAGACGCGTAAGGGTTTGAAGACGTGCTGGAGTTATCGCTACTCTCGGCTATGGCTCTCTTGACTAGGACTCTCTGTGGCAACCTCAAACATTGATCGATTCGACGAATGTGCCGCGCTCATATTTGCCAGGCTCTATACGACCTTTCCAATCCCCGTAAAGCTGAGCGATTTCGAAGTCATTCCGAAGGCTTGGAAAGACGATGAGTTCGTCTTAGAGGTCTATCAAAAGGAATCCGAGTTCGTGACGGCAACAATCTTGTGGTTAAGAGACGCTGGCTACATCTCAGGCCAAGTAATTAGCCTGGGACTAATCGACGCGGTGCTGACGTCGAAAGGTCTGGAAGTTATGAAAGCGACGCCTTCCAGCATTTCAGGAGGGCCGTCGTTAGGCGACAGGCTCACGGATGCTGTTAAAGAGGGTGGCAAGGAAACCATGCGTAGGCTGGTATCTGAGGCCTTAGGAATCGGGGCACGCCTCATCAGCCCTCTGGTAGGGCTATCCTCGTAATCATCGTCGTTTCAGATAACCGCTGCTGGAGCTACGGCGCTTTGGTATCGGCACCGCACGCTGCGAGACAGGCTCAGATGAAGTTACCCGCACCTCTCCGCTAGCCACATCGGGCCGCTCTCTTGGATCTGGCTGAGCAATCACTGCGTCGTCAAACAACCCCGACTGCGCCAACGCCTGCCTCACCCGGTCCCATTCATGTTCCTTGTAACGGGCGATGCCCAGGTAATGGGCCATCGCCAGGTTGTACACCATCAGGTCGAGCGCTTCGTTGCGCTCGGCCTTGCCCTTGATCCATTCGATCCGTTTGTGCCCTCTGACGTAGCGCGCGACCTTGCGCTCTGCGACGCATTGGGCGAAGAAATCGTCGGGCAGATCGTTGGCAAAGTGCAGCGCACCGGGCCCCGATTCGAACGGGTAACGGTTGTAGATCCAGTCCTTCGCGGTGTCTGTACCCACGAACCACAGCTCAGCGCCGCCGCGTTCAGTCTGACCCTTCCAGGTAACATCAACCATTGAAGGGCGTTGAGCGATTACCGGCTTGCCCGGCCTGCTCGCACCTTTGAGCGCGAACACGTTGCGCCAACGCCGTACCCGACAGAACTGATACACCTCATCGGTGTGGTGACCACCAGAATCGACGCCAGTGGCAAGGATCCCGAGGCCCACTCCGGAAGGATGGCGGTACCGGACTTTGAGCAACTCATCCAGCGCTGCCCATGTGCGCTCATCAGCCGGATCACCAGCGATGACTTTCAAATCGACGACCCAGCGTTCCATGCCCACGCCCCAGCCCATCACCATCAACTCCAGACGGTTGGCTTGAACGTCAACGGCGGCAGTCAGCATCAATGCACCGAGAGGAATGCCTCCGAGGGAAAACAGCTCTTGCCGCGCCCGAACGATCAGCAAATCGGCTTTGGTCTGTTCCTGCGCGCTGTCCCAAACCTTCGCCAGACGGGTGTTGTAGAACACCTGCATTGGCTCCAGGTCGCCCTTGGCCTGGGCTTTCTTTGCCTTCTCGTATTGCTGGGCGAGCGATGGCCAACTCGTCCAACCTAGCGGCGCATACAGCGCGTTGAGGTTGAAGCCGACCGTTTCGCCATCACCGGCTGCCGTCGCACGCCACTCACCCCGAGCGAGCATTTCGCCCTTGTGATGCTCCTCGATCAGCACGTCGCAGTCCGCGTTCGCGCACTGGTAGTGGACGATGCTGAAGTCTGCCGAGTAGTGAAGCCGTTCCCATTCCAGCGTCTGCATGTAGCCGCAGGTCGGACACGGTACGAAGTAGAAACGCTGGTCGCTGGACTCGAACAGATCGGCGATGCGTGACGCGCCCTTGATCGTCGGTGAGCTTGAGAAGTAGAACTTGGCGTTTCGGCCAAAGGTGCTGCCCCGGGTTTCCGCCAGTTCAATGGGGTCACCCTCCTCGCCCACGTCCACGTCCCAGCGGTCAACCTCGTCGCCGTACACGTATCGCGCGGAAAGCTCCGCAAGGTTAGCCGCTGAGCCCGCTGTCGTGACGTAGAGGGAGCCGCCTTCGAACTCCTTGGTGTCCATGGTGTTACGTGCGTCTCTTGAGCGGCTCGCAGCCACACGTTCGCGCAGCGCGGGTGTCGCCTTGATCGTCTTGCTGATCCGGGACGACACCCGCTTGGCGAGGCCCAGGCTTGGCAGCAACGTCAGGATGTTCGACGGCGCCATGTGTATCAGCCCGCCGATCCAGTTGAGCGCGATCTGCGTTTTCATCAATTGCGAGGCCACCATTGTGACGACGCGCTTGCAAGGATGCGCGGGTGACAGGCAGCGCATGGGCTCGCGGGCATAGGGTGTCCGCGCGGTGCGGTAGGTGCCAGGCTCAGCGGCGCCAGTGTCACGCGGGATGCGCATGTACTTGTCGGCCCATTCATCGACCCAAAGGTCGGGGTCCGGTGTCAGCCCACGGATGTACGCTTCGAGGTACACCGCTGCACCGTCTGCGTATCCGTGTGGCATGGGGTCAGCTCTCGGTCATGGCTTGTTCAAGATCGGCGGCGCCCATCCGGCCGGCATCCGTGAAGACGCGGCGAAAGGCGCCAGTCAGGTGTTTTTCGATTTCCCAGGGATCGGTCATTGCTGCCACTTCCGGCGCAAGTTGCGGCGAGAGGCCGAACATCAGGTCGCGCAGCATTCTTCCGGCAGCGAAGGCGGCGTTATTGACCGCTTCGCGCTCAACCAGGTTGCCCTGCACTTTGTGGAATTCCGCTTCGGCAAGCTGGGCGAGGAAATACTCGCGATGAGCGCGTGCCTTCTGAAAGTCCGGCGCCTTGCCGGTGGCTGGCACCGCAGGTGTTTCGGCGGCTATTCCGAGCTCGACGTGTACATTTCGTTCGACACGTCCTTGATCATGCCGGGCGGTGACGGCAGCTTTACTCGGATCGGCTGAGGATGCGAGAAGCAGCTCGGTGGCTTCAAGCTCCACCTTGCCGTCGTCCGTCAGAACCAGTCGGTCCTGTTTCGCCAGCTTGGAGACGTACGATTTCGCCCAACCGCGCCGTGCCGCAAATTCCGATTTGCTGATGACGGTCATGTCAGAAAGTCCAGTTCACCCAATAAATACGGGCTGTTCACCCGTTCACTCGGTTCACTAAGCTGGTGAACCTCCCGCTAACAAAGTCCCGCGGGTTTCCGACCCCGTGTCTGCGGAAGGGCCACAGGGTCCCCGGGGATCAGGGGGAAGGCTGAACAACACCGGTGCAGTAGCGTTATGATGGCAGGCTGAGTAGTGAAACTCCTTCATCAATAAAGATACAGGTTCCACATAGATGCCCATGAATGTCGCGATAACATGGAAAGTCCTAGGGTCGATCCTCGGTTTTTTGGCCTCCGTCATCGGAGTAACAACCTACGTAACCTGGGAGGTCCGTAAGGACTATATTGAGGATCTCAAGAATCAGGTCGCGGTGTTCAATCAATCTGAATCCTGGAAGCTTCCTGACACACTGAGGAAGCTGAA